CTCGGTTTCAGCGAGGACTTCCTCTTCGCCATCTTCCGTTTCCTCCATTTTTGCGGATGCGTCACTTGGTTTGGTCGTAGGGGCAGCTGCTTTACTTACTGCCTTAGCAGCAGAAGCACCAGCGTTCTTGGTGCCCTTTGCACCTTCCATAGAATCCGAAGTTACCGTAAGAACTTTCTGAGATTCATCCTTAAGGTCGGACTTTTCTGCAGGTTTCGCATTCTTGGTAATAGGATTAGAACCTTCGGACACTTGCTCCATGTTATCTAACTCCTGTTGGGTCTCAGCCATTTGTTTGAACTCCGTTATGCATTAGCGTTGTCTATGTTTATTTATAAATCACAAACTCTTTAAAAACTGGGAGAACGCGGAAATTTTGCGTTCCTGTAAGTTGATAAGAGTTGCCTGGTCAATTTCATTCTTGATAGCAGCAATATGTGCTTCTTTCAGAATTCCATTGTCCCAAACCCATTCTTTTCCTTCCATGATTCCGTCAACAAATGCATCAGGAGCAGAAGGGTCTGCTACAATATCAGCAGCAGTGGCAAGCATGAAGTCATCAGCAACAACGTTGCATCCTTCTCTTTTAACCAAAGAACCCATGCCTCTAGAAGATACGCCAAGTTTGACGCCCTCATCGATGAGGTTCTTTGCAATGTTGCCCATGGGAGTGTCAAGAATTTTAGCTCTACCAATGAAGTTGTTTCCGTCTTCTTTGAGAGAGGTAATCTTGTGAGAAACTCGGTCAAGGTTGATGGAAGGACCATCAGGATGACCTAATTCGCCAAGGGCACGCCCCTTTTGAATGTAGTTCTCGTCGTATTTAGCAACTTCGCGTTGTAAAGTTGGCAACTTGTACATACGACCATTGCGGTTTTGGAGTTCCGCCTGCAGGAAGATTCCTTCAATGAAGTGACTCCTCTTGCCGTCTTTCTCCTCAGCAATAAATTCTACTTGAGTGATTTCTTCAGCTATCAGTTTCATCGTCTTCATCTGTAGTTTCTTCTTGAGGTAACTCGTCAGTAGGAGGTTCTTGTTCCACATCATCAGTCATTTTATCTGCAAGTTCGTCTGCAGCATCTTGACCTGTGTCACCCAAATCAAATCCCATTGCTTTCGCAAACTCAAGTTTTCTTTTCTGAACAACGTCAAATGCTGCAGCACCTAAACCGTTAGTAACGGAATCTAGTGCTGCTGCTTTATCGTCAGAAAAAATTTGTTGGACAATTTGTTGTGCAATTTCGCTAGGCATAATAATACTCCCACTGTATATTATTTAGTTTATTTAGAATTCACCCTTACGGGCATCACCTGGTTCTACTGCGGGAGCTTCTTGTCCTCCTGCTTCTGGTGCGGCAACTCCATCGCCAGCAGCCATAGCGGGATCCATTTCCGCTGCAGGATCAGCAATAATACCAGATTCCATTTCAGATTTAATTTGTTCATCAATCTCCTTCATTTCCTCTTCAGTCTGTTTGAGAACTTGACGACGCATATATTCTACAGAGAAATACTTGCCGACATATGGGTCCATAGTATTAACCTGATTCATGCGCTCGTTACGAATCTCAATCTCTTTGAGTTCTGTAAAGTAATTGTCCGCAATAAAATCGAATTGAATGTGATTTTTCATTTCCTCCCATTCTTCAAGAGTCATAATGCCCTTGAGGATGAGTTGAGTTTTAAGCAAATCTGTAAAGAGTTCAGAGAAACGTTTGCGGAGACGTGCAATGAACTTCTGGAACTTAACTTCATCACGAGTAATTTCAGCAGCACGACCAATGTTGAAAGTCGTTTCTGTTTCTAAACGAGAGGAAGGAACGTTGAGTGCCTTGTACAGTTTCTTTTGGAAATACTTAACATCTTCAAGTTCACCAAGGTTTTGTCCACCAGGAAGTGTGGAGATTTCTGTTCCTCTGCCGCCTTCACGACGAGGGAGCCAGAAGTCTTCCAGCATGGACATAAACTTCTTGTCATCTTTAATCTCACCAGTGTTCGCATCATAAACCATCTTGTTACGATATCGACCCATAACTTCACGGAGGTATTGTTCCGCTTTATTTTTGGGAAGATTGCCAACATCAATATAGAAGATGCGACGCTCGGGTGCTCTACTCAAACGATAGATAACCAGAGAATCTTCAATCATTCTCAGTTGGTTGACTGCCTTAATCGCCTTATGCAGGTGACTAAGAGTCATGTTTTTGTTTAAATCTTGAATACCAGAGTGGCAATATGTGATTGAATCAGTAGTAATTTTCATACCCTGATTTGTAGAATTCTTCAAACCTTTGGGGTTATAAAGAAAATATTCTGCTGCTTTTTGTGTGAGTTGAGTATTAATATCAACGCCGCGCAGTTGCTCTGGACGCTTTGCTTCATACTCAGTGACCTTGCGAATCTTGCGAGGGTCGATATAACGAAGTTCTGCAAGACCTGCACGAGGATTCTTGGGGTCGATAATTTTGTGATAAAATAATCTTCCGTCAACGTACCAACGACGGAAGATTTCATATGAACGATTTTCAAAGTCGAGAAGACGAAGGATTTCATCAAACTCTTCTCTGATGAGTTTTTTAATTTTATCCGATGCCTTTAAGTTGGATAACTCAACTTCAACAGGAACATCATCAAAGTTTCCGCAAATAGTCTCGTTGACAATATCATCAACTGCACTATCACATTCTGGTTGCATTACCATCTCTCGATAACGAGAAATGAGCTCATATTCATTACGAACAGTTCCATCAAAATCGACGGAATATCCATAGTATCCGCCACCGACAATCGGTTGCGAACCATCCATACTATCTTTTTGAACAAAAGAAGGCCCCTTGGGGACCTTCTTTGCTCTTTCAAGTGAAAAACCGAAGAGCTGATTCGACATTATGTTATACTATTATTGGTCCTGGTCTATTTATCAAGTTGCTTGAATAGGAGTCCAGTACTGAGTCTGGAGTTCTACAGTAAACTCTTCGATAGCATCGTTGTTACCGAAGTCAAGATCAATAGCAGCGATATTGCTTGGGAAAACGTTATAGAACTTGTAGGACTTGAGAATCTTAGGAGACTCGCCATCCTTAACGTCGCGTGCTAACTGATGAACAGTCATGTCAGCGAAGTAACCAGTTGCATCATCGTTATCACCAAGAGTGCCTGCTTGAGTGAAGTTCTCGTTGTATGCTTGAATGCTAGATGCCCAAAGTTCAAATGCACTTCTCAGAGCGAAGTTGCTATCATTCTGAATGGTAACAGTCCAAGGTTCAAATGTTCTGTCTCCTGCAATCTTCAGGACACGACCTCTAAAAGGAACCTCAATGACACCAATTTGAGAAGAAGGCAAGTTTGCCGCACGGACAGTGAACTTACCAAGTTCTACTAAAGATGCATTGTTGATGATACCCGAGGGGAAATTTAAATCTACTTGGAATAGATTAGGACGAGCAAAGTCTGCTGTGACATTTGCTTTAAAGTCGTCAATAGTTCCTCTTTTTGCCATTGGTTTAAAATGTCTCCGTCTTTAATATTTAGACTTAACAATATTTTCAGACAAAAAAAGAGACCCCGTAGGGTCTCTTAATTTTATTTAACTAAATCAGGAAGCAACTTCAGCAAATGCAACACCAGAACGAGTTGCGGTGAATGTCAGTGTAATGTAGTTGATTGTGCGGGTGGGCTTGACGAAGATTTCAGCATAAAACTCACCACGGTCAACTGCTTCTGGGGGATTATTCTCAGCATCACACTTGATGAGGAAGTCGGTTACACCACGACGACCTTGGACATCACGCATGTAAGGCTCAACAATGTTGAGGAACAAGGAACGCTGGGTTTCATCATTTTGTTCGAACAGTTGTGCCTTAGCAGCACCACCGATAACTCTTTCAATGGTGAGGAACAAGCGACGGACGTTGATTCTGTCGAATGCAGAAGCAAATCCAAGAGCAGTCTTATCACCGAAGAGAACGACGCCTTGACCAGGGAACGAAACGATGGGGTTAACACGAGCAGCATACAGACGGTCACGCTGAGTCTTATTGGGGGAATATGCCAGTTTGATAGCATTTCTCAGAATACCGCGCTGGAAACCTGCAGGAGAGAACCAAGGTTCAGATACCTCGGTTGTTTGTAAGCAAAGACCAGCAACATCACCGTTGCAAGGTACATAACGATAAACATCATTGTACTTATCGTAGATGTACTTGTAACCCGAATCGAATACCATGTACGAAGACGAAGGCAGTTGATCGAAGAAATCAACGATAGAGTCAGTGATTGAAGTTGTATTGCTTACACCAATAACGTTTGCTCTACGAGGAGATACAAACACCAGGCAATCACGACGCTCTTCAGCAATATTAACAAGCGAAGTGACTTTAGCAATTGCTGCAGCATCGTCGGCACCAGATGGACCCGCAAGGATGAAATCAATTTGCTGGGACTCAGGGTCTTCCAGAAGTTCGTATGCTGTGCTCAAATCAGAGTTAGTAACTGTATAAGCACCACCAGCAAATGCATAATCAACACCACCAGTAAGGCGATAGTAGTAAGTAGAATTGCTCTTGCTTGCTACAGTAGTACGACCTGCAGGATAATCAGTAGTACCATTGGCAGAACGAAGAAGGTTAAATTGACGGTTGCTTGCTACTGCACCCCAATCACCATCAGAAAGGGTAACTGTTGCACTGAATACACCAGACTCATGACCACCCCAATAGATGTAGTTAGAACGCTGCTTGATTACCTCTGCATAGTAGTTGGTCTCTCCAACCGAAGTCTTAGCGTCACTTGCCTTAGAAAGACCGATGAAACGCTCAAGGAGAGCACCAGTTGTGCCAGTAATTTGTCCATCAACGTCAATAACTAAGACATGCAGTTCGTCACGATGTCCACCTGCATTGGAAACATACTGAGAAGTGCCAGGACGAGGAGCAACATTAATCCACTTAGCACCAGGAAGATACTCGCGCTCAGCATATTCGCCACGAACAGATGTTACGGTTGCATTGTTAGCATTGGTATCAGCAACAACATCCGAACCAGCAAACTCAACACTGTTCTTATTAAGAGCAACATACAAACGGCGCTCAATACCACTCGAAGCGATGTCTGCAGTATTGCTGCCTTGAGTAATAGTCTGACCGTCAGCGAGGATACCAGTAACACCACCGCCAGGAAGACCAATTTCAAGTTTCTTGTTAGCGGGGTCCCAAGCAAGAACGTTAACAGTTTCGTTAGAACCAGAGATGCTGATTGTTGTCGAAGTGCCAGGGGTAAAATCACCAACAACACTCTCAACAGTCAGAACGATGCTGTACTTGAAGACTTTACCAGCGGCACCAGAAGTTGCATAAGTAACAGCCTCATCAGCAACAAACTCAAATTCGTTACCAGAACCAGGAGCGGGGATTACCAGAATTTGGTCAGCACCAGAGTCGGTTACAAAAACACCAATGGAATTACCTTTTGTGCCAGCAGTGCGAGCAGCCCAATCCCAAGTGTTATTAGCAGTTTCGTAGCTAGTTTCGTAATCTTGGAGATTTTTAATTTTTACTGCAGAACCAGTATTGACAGCATTTTTCAGAGCAGAGGAATCAACACGAACGGTTTTAAGAGTTCCGCCATAGCTCAAAAATTGAGATGCGGTGTACCAATATTCGTAATTGTAATCGTTGGGTTTACCAAAACGCTCAACGAGTTCTCTCTCGGTCGAAATATTGACAATTTCTTCTACAGGACCAAGTTCAAAAGGTGCTGCAAGAACGCCAATATTTGCAGTAGTAAGGGTGCTGATGGTTGTCAGGTCCCTTTCCTGAATAACTACACCTGGCGAGGATTGATTAGCTGCCATGTTTAAAGTCTCCTAGTGATTCCAACATCGGTTGTCTAGGATTATTTATATTTTTGAATCTTTACCTCCACTCCCACATATAGGATTTATCCCCATATTCCGCGACCTGCCAAATATCTCCTTGAGCATCTGCAAAATACTCATCACCTAATCCGTCATCCATGAAACCAAACGGAGCCATATCCTCTTCAATTGCTTCGCGTTGGTCTTCATAAATGCGTTTACGAACATCATCGTCGTGCATCTCTTTGAAGTATGGTTGCATTGCCATCCACCCAAAGATAACAAGGCACATTGCAAGGTCATCATTACATCCGTCTTCTGCGGCAAACGACTGACCCTTCACAATAAATGTAGTTAGTTCTGCAATCGTATCGTAGTCTGGAATCATCAACTTATCTTCTTCGATAAGTGCTTTGAGGTTGGAGCATCCAACTTGCTTTACGGCAGTAGACATCTTAACTCCCAACTGAGTCTTCTTACCCGAGAATCCTTGACCCAACTGCTGTCCTGCACGCCCTCGCATTGCTGCCATCAAAAGATTCTCATACTCCAAATCAAACTGAATAATGTCCGCAACCTGTCCACCAATGTCATTTACTTCGCACAGAATATAAGCGTTATTATAGTTCTTTGCAACATCAACAATGATATTGGGGAATACGATAGGTTTAATCTCATTATTCCTATAGCGTGCAACAACCTTGTAGGGCAAGGTAGTTGTATCCATAACCATAAACGCAGAATAGTCATTGGACGTACCTCTTGCAACGTCTACTGTTATGATATAATTATGGTCTTTTTCTACCTGCTCATATACTGCCAACCCCTTCGATTGTTTGATAGGGTCAACGTATGGCATTGTTCGCAGTTTACTTGGATTGATGAGTGTATCAACCGAACCTAAGAACTCGCACTCAAACTCAACCTTGAACTGTGCTTCTGATGTGTTCTTGATAGTCTGCTCTTTCCATGCAGCATCACGCCCAGGAACTTGAGACCAATGAACCTCTGTTGGAATATATTCGTTCTTACCTTTCTCCGCATCATGCCAGAGTTTGTAGAACATGTTCATCCCATGAGGAGTAGAGATGATAATAACTTTTGTTGATTTACCTGATGATACAGTAGGATAAACAGAACTGAAAAACTGATCAGCGATATGATTCGGAACGAACGCGAATTCGTCCAGAAAAATGACGTTAAAAGACATACCCCTGACGGCACTAGCAGAAGTAGATGCAGCCAGGATTTTGCTTCCATTTTCCAATTCCAAACTACCTCTGTTCCACTGGAGGATTCCTTGCTGGAGCCACTTGGGGAGGTTTTCATATGACAGTTGCAGACGACCTAACATTTCACGCGCAGTCGCTGCTTTGTTTGCTAGGATTGCTACGTTGACATTTTGATTGAACAAAACATACCAAAGAAGGTATGCAGTAACGACAGTAGACTTACCAGACTGTCTAGGAAGTTTTGCAATATTGAATCGGTTGTCATGGAAACTCTTAACCATGTCAACCTGAAAATTATACATCTTGAAAGGGATAACACCCTCGTCAAGAGATACAATTTTGATGTAATGAGTGACGAAGTATACTGGGTCTTCAGAACATTTCAAATACTCTTTTACTTGCTCTGGAGTAAACTCCGTGGCAACATTCGCTTTTTTTAAATTAGGATTACCTAAGTATACTTCTGTCGTACTCATACTCAATACCTTTTAATACCTTTAGTGCCAGTGGGAAATGTTGCTTCCATTCCCCAACATAACAGTAAAGTAAAACCAAAAACAAATAATGTACTAATCATACTAATGT